CGCATCTACTTAGGAGGCTTTATGACTTTTGGTGAATTCGTATCTAAATACGTTACTTATGACAATGCTAAAGAGTACGCAAGCATTACCGACAAAATCGCTTTTGTTTCCGACATTACTGGGCTTTCAGTTGACCATCGCTTTGTTCCAGCTCTTGAGAATTTTTTGGACAATTACCTCAGCCTTGGCATTGAGGTTGCTCACGTCTGTCAACCAACCAAGGTTGGCACTATTCCCGCTAACTTTTTTCTTTAATCGGAGGGTTTATGCAGTTAAACAATGAGGCTTTAGCCGAGGCTTATGAAAACGCTTGGCTTGCCGTCAAGGGTCTGCCTTGCACCGTAGAGGTTCAACCCTACGGTTGGTTTCACGTCCGCAAAAATGGGTTGACCACTCCCGAAAGTGTCCGAGCCAACAGGCTCATAGAGGGGTTGGTCACCCTCACCCAACGATTAATTGACAAACAATAGGAGGTTTTGTGGATCAATACAACGCAGTAGGTATTGCTGAGGGCTTTATAGAGGCTGAGTCGGAAGAGCAAGTGCTTGAGGCTTGGCAGTTCTTGGTTGACACAGGCTTTGTGTGGCGGTTGCAGGGTTGGTTTGGACGTACCGCAACGCAATTGATTGAGCGTGGTCTTATTACTGCGCCTTAAGACTCATCTCAATGCCTCCCCTTGGGGGCATGAGGATGCGCCTTGCATCTAACTTTTTTAGGAGGGCATATGCCTCGCAATTTCGTAGCTAAACACGCAAAACGGTGTGGGGCAGGTAGCCACACCGCCCGCAAGTATTCCCGCAAACAAAAACACAAGGAGGTGTTATGACTCAAGCTTTACGTGAGCAATGGCTCAACAATGCAGTAACCTCGGTGCGTGGCATTTTCCACGCTAATGGTTTCCCTATCCCTGATCACGTCAGGGTCTCTTGCGGTTTCCCATCCAAGCGGGCACGCAGTCTGTACCGCAATGTTGGGGAGCACTTCTCGCCTGATGCCTCGGAAGATGCGACTCATCAGATCTTCATCTCACCTGTACTCGATGACTCTGTCGAGGTACTCGGTGTACTGATACACGAACTAAGCCACGCAGTCACAGGCTCATCGCATGGCACATCGTTTAAACATTGTGTCCGCAAATTGTGGCTTGAGGGCAGTCTGACTCAAACCAAGGTGGGTGCTCAGTTCCGTAGTAATTTCGCTCCAATCCTTGAGTCGCTTGGAGTCTACCCTCATGCCAAACTGAATGTAGCCAGTAGCTACAAAGTGCAGTCAACACGTATGCTCAAGGCGGTATGCGGTACGTGCGTTGAGCACAAGCCTGACGGTACGGTCAAGAGCCAGTACACCATCCGAGTTGCTAAGGGATGGGCTGACAAGGGTTTACCTACGTGCCAATGCGGTACGCAATTCGTTTTATCTAATTAATTTTTTCTCGGAGGCTTACCTTGAATATTCCAAAAATCATTTCCCTGCTCCCCCGCACCGTAGTACAGGTGGTGCTTGACCAACATGGCGCAAAGCTTGCGCCCAACTGCACCTTTACTGGTAACCCTGTTGATGACAATCAGTTTGTGGCAGACCTGATCAACGCAGGTCACGTCACCATCGATGAGGTGCGCAACACCAAGCCATCGTCTGCTTTACAAGGTGTGCCTGATGACATCCGCAAGTCGGTGACCGATGCGCAAGTCAAGGTTGACAAAGCCTTGGCACAGGTTGAGACCTTGCGTACGACTGCCGATAGATCCCTTGACTCTGCATTCCAACAGGCGGTCAAGCTTGAAAAGGACTTCAAGGTATTGACAGACCGTTTAAACGTCAAGATCGATGCGGTTGAAAAGCCTGATCCCAAGGTCATTGAAGACACCATTCGTGCCGAGGTGTCCAAGCTTTTCGCATCGTTCAAGAAGACCGCTACCAAGGAGGTTATCGCTCAGGTGGCGCAGTCAGTACCGAACGTCAAGCGTGCCAAGGTCAAGGACGTATTCGATGGCGCACTCAGCTATGAGTACGGTGGCGAGACCATTGACTTTGGCAACATGGACATTGAGGTGTGGAACGATCCATCCGCTCCCGCACGTGTCGATGACTACGTGTTTGATCCTAAGCACCTGCATCAAGCTTTGGTTGCGCTCGATGATCCCCTGCCTGACAACGTGTGGCTTGCGGGTGAGCGTGGTACTGGTAAGACCGAGTTCGTGACTCAGGTTGCATCCCGCCTCGGACGTAGGTTGTTCCGAGTTAACTTCGATGAGGCGATGGAGCGTGCCGAGTTCATCGGTGGCAACACCATCAAGGATGGCAACGTGGTGTGGAAAGCAGGTGTCATCACTCAAGCGATCCAACACACAGGTGCGCTGATCATCCTCGATGAGGTTGGCTTTGCAAGAGCGCAGTCAATCGCAGTACTGCACTCGCTCTGTGAGCGTAGCCCACACCGCTCTATCGTTATCGCTGAGACAGGCGAACGCATTGCAGTTGCATCGCACGTTGCGTTTTTCTGTGCCGATAACAGTAACGGTTTCGGTGACCAGTCGGGCAACTTCGCAGGTGTGCGTGATCAGAACACCGCATTCATTGATCGCTTTGGCTACACGTTGCGCTTTGAGTACTTGCCCTTTGCTGATGAGGTCTCGCTTGTGTCTAAGCGTACTGGCTTACCAGTCGATGCCTCAGAGGTGCTGATCAAGTTCGCTACGGTTGCACGTGAGAAAGCTAAGGCAGGTGTGCTGACTCAGCCACCAAGCCTACGTCAATTGTTTGCTTGGGCACGTGCGATCACCAAGGGTGTGCCAGTCGGCATCGCCTTTGAGAATGCAATCGTTAACAAGTTCCCCGCTGATTGCGAGGCTGAGTTGCGTGGGGTTTTCTCTGCCACCATCGATGTCAACAATCTCAAATCATTCCTAACTAAGTAAGGAGGCTTTATGTTAGCAATCAATGCTAAACGTGGTGTCGAGTCTACTGTCGAGCGTGTGTTCGGTTCGACAGGCAATGAGTTCTCTCAGTTGCAAGTACTGTGGACTGGGTCTACCGCAGGCATCATCTTCAAGCGTGTCGGTAAGACGGTGGATGCCAAGATCGTCTTCCCCTCCATCGACGAGGGTGCGGAGATGAAACGCTCCACCTTTAATAACCTGATCGGCTATGCGATCCATGAACTCGGTCATGCATGGTTTACCGAGAACAAGCCTTGGGATCAAGCCCGCCATGAGCATGGTCAATTCGTTGGCAATCTTATAAACGGTCTTGAAGATCCTCGCATCGAGCGCAAGGTCATCGAGTCAGGCTATGCCCCGAATGCCAAGGCATTGTTTGAGGAGTTGCTCAATTCGATTCTCAAAAAGAATGGCTACGTTGATGCGGACGATCTCAAGAACGTACCATTCCTACTCGCTGTTGAGGGAAGACGTTTAAACGGTTACCACATCGATTCGCCAAGCATTGTTGATGATGCCCCTTGGTCTGCTGATCTGCGTTGGGCTTTAGCCGAGGCGCAGGTAGCACCCAACACCTACCGCATTGCAGAGATCGCAATCGAATTGTTCAAACGTCTTAAGGACTTTGAGCCTGAGCCCCAAGATGATGGTGAGGATGAGGGCGATGAAGAGGGTGACCAAGATGGTGACGGTGATCAGCCTGTCGAGCATGGCGATAAGCCTAGTGACAAGCCACCGACTGAGGACGGTGACAAGGGTGGTGATGGTGGCGGTGATCCTACCGACAAGCCTACTGACGGTGACGGTGACAAGGGCGATCAGGATGGCGAGAAGGGGTCTGAGGGAGGCGATCAGCCTGCCGATAAGGGTGAGCCTACCGATGAAAACAAATCGTCTGAGGAGGGCAAGAAAAACGGTGGCGGTAAGGAGTTTGCAGGCGGGCGCAATGTTGAGCCATCCGAGTTCATCGAGGGTGAACTTAAGGATCAGCGCACCAAACTTAACCCACGTTTAGATAGCCGTCCTAGTTCAGCTAAACCAACAACTGCCACATTCGAGTGGCGATAAGGAGTCGTATGCTAATCAATAAAACACAGGCGCAGATGTCTTACTCTGTGGAGTTCAACTCCGAGCCGAGCGGTCTCGGTGCTACCAAGGCTACCATCCAACGCATCTTGCGTAGCCTTGACCTTGTCGGTTGGAATACCCATGAGGAGACTGGTCGTTTAGATCGCAAAGCGTTTACACGCTATGCAACAGGCAGTACTGCGATCTTCTCTAAACGGCATCACGTTGAGGCGCAAGCCTCTGCGGTCACCATCTTGATTGACTGCTCAGGATCGATGGGCAATGGGCGCAGAATTGAAACCGCCCAATCGGTTGCGATCCAGTTGAGCAAGATGCTTGACAAAGCAAATGCATCATTCAACGTGGTTGGCTTTCATGGCGGGTATGGTCATGCAAGTCAGGGTGCTACTGGTGCTACTACCGATACCATCGTGGCATCGGTAGAGTACACCGAGTTCATTCCATTCAAGACGTGGAATGAGTCGTTGACCAAGGCATCTGCCAAGCTTGGATCAATCAGCAGGTGGGCAAAGCATTCCACTCCCGACTACTCTGCCCTATCCATAAGCTTGGAGGAGTTGAGCAAGCGGGATGAGCAACGCAAGATCCTGTTTTTCCTGACCGATGCCGACTCATACACCAAGTCGCACATGGTTCACCTGCAAGGTATTGCCGACAAGCTAGGCATTAAAATAATAGCAATCGGTGTCGGCAAGACTGAGGTTGAGCAATGTTTCAAGATCGCTCAAAACGTAGAGAACGTCAACAATCTAGCCGATGCATCCTTTGGCAAACTGCTCAAGGAGTTACGCTAATGTGGGGGGCTATGCCCCCCGATGGGGGGATTATGGAAGATGACAGTTCTCAGTTTGAAAGCCTGATGGCTTTGATGGGCGATCAAATTAACGGCAAGGACGTGGACACAGTAGTGTCGGTGCTCGCTTTGCTACTCGCTAATGCGGGTTGCATGGGCGGTCTTCCACCGCATTCGCTTTTGCATTACGTCAATAGGGTTGTGGAGCAAGTGTATGAGTCCAACGATCCAAGCAATGAAACCATTCACTAAACAGGGGGCTTACATGAATCAAGTTTGTATGTTTTTGGAGCAAGACTTACATCCATTCAAGGTCGCACAGAATATCCATTCGTTCGGCTACAAGTATTCGTATTGGATTCTTCGACACAAAGGCGCAACACGTTACCAAGCGTTGCGTGCAATTTTCTTTGCGGTTTAAATGGGGGGCTTATGAAATATTTTATTGATCGCCTGTGGGATGTTGCTTTGTATGTTGTGTTGGTTGTATTCGTTGCAAACGTTATTCGTGGAGTCGTTTAAACGATGAGACCAACACCAGTTGTTAAAGTTGTAGATCGTGAGGCTCAACGTGCGGGCTATAAAAAGTCATCACGTTGGAAGTTGTTTCAACAAATACTTGAACGTGAAATTAAGGAGCGCAAGAATGGATAGAGCATGGATAGCATCTGAGTTACGGTCACAGATTGCTTACTACACCGAACTCACCGTAAATGAGCACATAAGTGGCAAGCTAGATAAGGAGGCTGACAAGGCTTGGAAAAAAGTTGATGAGTTAATTAATAAACTTACAGAGGAAGTGAAGTCATGACTTATGAACAATTAAAAGACTTGGTAGGTGAGGACAATGCAGTCAGGGTGTATGACTACTTTGTTGACTTTACCGTTGATAATCTTGTGCAGTTGGTACTGGATGGTTACACCCCCAGTCAATTGCTTAACCTAGCAAAGGAATTGAATGATGATTAATCCTGATCGTTGGTTACAAAGTTGTGCGGAAGATACGGAAGACTACGAAATTCGTTGGGAGGAAGAGAACGAAATGGTTCTTAAAGAGATCCGTCAGTTCGGTGTCAACCCTGCGGATTGCGACTTGCACGACAAGGTTTATCCGTTGCAAAAAGAGTTGATGCAAGCACTTGCAAAAAATGATGATGCAACCGTCTTATCCATCATGCGCTCTATCTTCGATGTTGAGGTGGCACAGATGACTGATCGTTCAATTGAAAATTATTAAGAGGACTTATGGACACACAAAATCAAGTAAGACTACAAAGAGTTGTACTGGACGTAATGTCGATTCAGTATTTAGTAGAACAAAGCAAGATCGATGATGATGAGGCTTTGCGTAAATTTAGCAAGGCTTTTGATACGTTGGTAGACATCAGGGATCAATGCCCTGACGATGACATTCAAGGTTATGTTGAAACCGTATGGGATCACATAGCCAAACTTACATTGAATTAATAATTAACCCCCCCTTTGGCTTCGGTCATCGGGGGGATTTTTTTTGTCCTGAAATTATGCAAGCCGTTTAAACAGTATGGTTACTCGTGTCCAGTGTGACTCGTGTGTACTGGTTGTTTAAACGATCTCTTGCTTCAGGCTAGAACGCATCCTGTTCAAAGTACGTACCAGTTGTTTTGTTGTACCCCAAAGTGGTTTCACCCTGAGTTCCTATCCAACGATAGCGACACTTCCAAACGGCTAACTCAACCCCATGATCCTTTGTACGATGGATTGTGATACCGCAGTCAGCCTTAGCCCACCATGCCATCGATCCGCTGATCGCCATGCCGTCAGGTCTTGGCAGATCCATGCCTGATCGAGTGATCTTGCTTGGATGGGCAACAAACCAAATATGCACCCCATAAGCTTTAGCGAATGCCTGTATGCGTGTCAACATCCCTGAGATGAACTCATGCTCCGCTTGACCGCCCTTGTTCTCGATGTAGTTGTACGGATCGATAACCAAGCCACGAATACCCATGCGGACTACGGCTATCTTCGCCCGCTCTAGGATCGAATCGATTGTTGCGGGTTCAGCACCCTCGGAGTCTAAGAACAAAAAATGCTCTTCAACGAATTTAAACGCATCGTCACGATCAGCGTCCGTCATTCGGTTAGTGCCGTCAAAGAATCGTTTCTCTTTGTAGATCTCCATCAGGCGGGAGATATGGATCTCAGGTTGGTTCTCGAAAGAACACAGACCAAACTTCCAGTCGTGGGCTTTGGCTAAGTTGATCATTAACTGATCCACAAAGTTGGATTTTCCGCATGACGGATAGCCAGTAACAATGGTAAGCTGACCTTGTGCTACGGTATAAATTTCATCGACATTTGAGTAGCCAGTTGATAGACCTTTGCCTGTACCTTTACCCCACAGGTCGTTTAAACGGTCTGCAAACTTGCTGGCGGAAGACAAGCCCGCTACTGGATATGGCTCTGCCTTTTCGATGATCTCAAGAACCACGTCTTTCCCCTTGTCTAGGAAAGCCTCGTTCAAATCTTTGTAGGCAAAGTGGGCAATGCGACACTTGTCCTTGCCGATACGTCTAGCCAGTTCCTCAGCCAATGCCTGCCCCGCAGTATCAGTATCAGTTGCAATGGTGACGTATGGCACTTTATTTAAAACGTCCACCGCATTCCAAACAAATGCAAACTTCTTATCCTCCGATGCATCTACTTTTCCGTCAGATACTTTCATTGGCGCACCGCTTGGTACTGAGAGCACATTCTTCAGACCACACTCAAGTAGGGTCAACGCATCGATCTCGCCCTCGACAATGATCACAGGCAATGACAGATCTATTTTGTCAATCCCAAAAAAATCTTGCGCCCCACCCGCATCTTGCGTGAAATCTTTTTCTTCAATTGAGCGGTACTTCGCAGAAATAAACTGCCCATTACGGAAATAGGGAAAGCCGATTGCCTCGGTCTTTTTTTCCAAACGCTGAAAGTATTTTTCTGCGGGGAATAATTGCATATTCTCCGCAGTTTGTGCGGAGATTCCTCTCGACTTTAAAAAATCATAATGTTGTGCTTGTAATTTTGTTGTATCTAATGTTCTCATTGGAATCACGTTATTCTCCGCTCTACGATAGGTTGTTTTTTTGGATGACACAAAGCCGTTCGATCCGCAATGATGGCAGTAATACCGCCAACCATCATTAGTCGCATCGATAGCAAGTTCTTTTAAGTTATATTTTTTTCGCTCAGGTGAGCAATCAGGACAGATAACCCGATCTGTTGTATCAACGTGCAAAGATGATACTAGTTGTTCTACTGCACTCATAAGCCTCCTACGATTTACTTCTTGGGTTTATTTATTTTAACACTATGATCACTATTCCTTGAGAAAGATCTGTTCTCTGATGCAGACTTTACTCGTAGATTTTTTGGTGAGTTAGTACCACCTTTGGATAGCGGGATGACGTGGTCTATCTCTTTGCCATCACCCTTTTTTACTTTGCCCGCTTTGATTGCCTCTCGTCTTGCTTTGTTTCTTGCAACACGATTCTTGACTTGCTCAGGTGAGTCTAAGTACTTCTCTTCTTTTTTGTAGTTTCTTGGTTTGTTAACGAAAGGCATAACCTGTTCCTATATATATTATTACTGTTTCTATACCTGCCCTCTTGGAGGAGGGCAGTACTCGCCTAAACCAGCCTAAGCGAGTGCCCTTTACATCCGTATGCCCACATTGGTATCGGTATGACTCGAAAGACTTTGCGTGCAACGGACTCTTTCTTCGCCATCCGTTTCTGATCTCTAATGCACTAACCGTAGTATCAGCAATACACGTCTCGCCCCTACCGTTTTTCATCGTCAAGCGAAACAGGATTCCATCTTACTGAAATTTGTATGCGGGTAGCAAGTAAATTTTAAGAACCAAGGGTATTTACTCACGAACAAAGTTTAAACGTATGGTAATGCCTGGCTGAAGCACGCCAAAATCCTGGCTGTGGCGTAAGAGATTGTTTAAACGTGAGCTTTGCTTCTAACAAAAAAAAGAGAGCACCGAAGTACTCTCTAAACCATCATCGTGAGGAGATTGCAAAGAAACGGTTTCATTGTATTTGAAGTTGTGTATAATTACAACACCCTTGCAGAAGATCTAAGCCTCCGAAACTTGGTAGACCAGTAGGTCGGAAAGCCACCCTAACGGTGGCTTTTTTTATACCTTTTCAGATACCTCTATCTCGCACCTTGGGTTCAATTTATCCACACCCATCCAATAGATATGCTTTTCTTTTACCTGACGGTCGTTGGCATAAGCCACGTCTTGCAGTAGATCAAGGATCAATGATTCATCTAAATCGGGTCTGCGTGATGCGTACCATATACGAATCGTTACCGCAACGTCTCCAGAAAACAACATTTGCTTCTGGCTTTCTGCCTGTTGTTTAAACGACTTGCAATACGACAATGCCTTTGCGGACTTGATAAACATTGACTTGCCATGAACAAGCACTTGCCTACGTGAGTTTGCTTTACTGGCGGGTTCACCTAATATTTTTAGTAATAACATTTGCATTCTTAAAAAGTTTGTATTAACATCTAAGATCGTATTAACAATTTGGAGGCTTAATGAAGATCACGAACAACCACAATGTTCCCGAAACGTTGGTGGCTCTCGCAAGTAGAGACTACTACACTAAGGGCGCATCTGACTACTCAGTCACAGAAATCATATCCCCGCCACGCATACAGAGGCTCAGGCGCAAGCATTACGCTGAGATGGAGCAAGATGTATCCGATATGCTTTGGATGCTCCTAGGGACTGCCCTGCACGTTGTAGCCGAGCGTTCTGAGGTAGACGGTCACACCAATGAGGAACGTCTATCTGTTGACATCAATGACATCGTTCTCTCAGGTGCTATCGATCTGCAAAAGAATGATGCAGACGGCATCACAATCACAGACTATAAGTTCACATCCGCATGGGCATTGATGCATGACAAGCCTGAGTGGGAACAACAACAAAACATCTATAAATATTTAGTTGAGCGTGTTAAGAGGACTCCTGTCAAGGCTTTAAAGATCTGCGCCTTTGTGCGTGATTGGTCTCGCAGAGAGGCTGAGATCAAGCCTAACTACCCGCAATCTCAAATCCAAGTAATTGACATTCCGATGTGGACGTTTGACCGCACCGAGCATTACATCAAAGAGCGCATCGAGATGCATCGTGATTCCAAGGTGAGCGCAGATTGGAATGAAGAACTTCCTCTGTGTACCGAGGAAGACCGTTGGGTACGTGAAACAAAGTATGCGGTAAAGAAAGATGGTCGCAAGACTGCGGTACGTGTGTTTGATACACACGAAGAGGCGAAAGAACTTCTCAAAGAAATGCCTGAGAAAGATAAAGGGTTCATAGAGATCCGAAAAGGCGAGGCAGTACGTTGTACAGGAAATTATTGCGGAGTATCGCAATGGTGTAGTCAGTATCAAGCAAGCTTGTTGGAGGAAACAGAATGAGAGCGTATTCAGTTTTTGCTAATGAAGACTCAAAATCTGTGGCAGTTAATTTTTCTGAGGAGTTTCTTGAGTTAAGTAATGAAGACAGACTGGACATTTTAAGTGATGCCATGAGTCAGTTGAAGTGTGTTCAATATAGATTAATACAAAGAATAAGGAGTGAGGAAAATGAAAGTTTATAAAAAGTTAGTAGCAGTACGTAGCGAGTTGCAAGCAATGTCGTTATCAAAGTCGGGTCACAATAAGTTTGCGGGTTACAAGTACTTTGAATTGGGTGACTTCTTGCCATCCATTCAAATGCTCTTTAACAAGCATGGTTTGTGTGACGTTATTTCGTTTACAGAAGACTTGGCTACGATGGTTATATACGACACGGATGATGGCAGTAGCGTGACGTTTACATCACCTATGGGTTCTGCCCAGTTAAAGGGTTGCCACGAAGTTCAAAACATCGGCGCAGTTGAGACATACCAACGGAGGTACTTATATGTAACCGCCTTGGCTATCGTTGAGCACGATGCGCTTGATGCCGTTACAGGATCCGCATCTGTAGAAGTAAAACCAGTAGTAAAAGAAGTTCCAAAAGAATCCGATGGCGATCTTGCACCACTTGCGGAGGTGTTGATTACCTTTGGTAGTACTTGCGAAGACCTAAAAGAGTTGTCAGGTTTTTGGAAGAAAAATCAGGCGGGCATCGACAGAATGAAGTCGCAAAAGCCTGAGTTGTTCAAACAAGTGCAAGAAGCATTTGCACAATATAAATCTAAATTTAAGGAGTAATGCATGGCTTACGATAAACCATACGAAGAGAAACCAAATACAGGATCATTCTTTGCTAACAAGACAAAGACAAATCCTAAAGCCCCTGACTATCGTGGCAAGATCGTGCTAGATCTTAGCGCATTCGATGTAGTCAACGGAACGATTAGCGTTGAACTGGCGGGGTGGAAACAGACTGCTAAGTCAGGATTAACGTATTTACAAATCAAGGCGCAAAAGCCAAGAGAGCAACAAGCACAACCACAACAAACTAAAGTAGAGGAGTTGGATGATGACATTGAGTTCTAATTTACCTAAAAAACGTGGCAGACCTTTGGGATCTAGAGATAAACGTGCTAGAAAGGTTGCTAAAAAAGTTGGCAGCAAGAGCAGAGCGTTTAAACAGGTTGATAAAAATCTACGCTCTATGCCAAACATACCACCAATCCCAGTAAAAATTCTTAAGGATGAAATGGTTAAGGATCAAGAAATAAAGATTCTTAATCTTGAGCATCAAATTATTGGTTACAAAGCAGTCATTTCTTACCTTGAACATATGCTAGGACAAAAATGAACGCACTTCAGTTTGAAGCAGTCAAGATTGCCCTTAAACAGGACAAGACTGGTTTCGTACTGACACTTAATATCCACCCTGACGAGATCCCCGATGAGTTAATGCGGGATTTTGTTGGGGCACGATATGGTGTGGCGATGGCACGTATCGAAGACAACGAGACTGCCAAGCACTACGACAACCGTGTTAAGAAAGCGGGCATTTTATGTCGCTCTCACCAATTCCAGTTGTGGCTTAAAAAAGAAAACGAGCTAACGGTCGATAGCGAAGACGATGCAGTAGATGCTATTCATAGAATCTGCGGTATTAATTCACGAACCGAACTGAATGGCAATCGAGATGCCCAACAAAAATTTGACGAAATGGTAAATGACTATGAGCAATGGATCGAAGAAGAGCCTTTTTAACGAGCGCAATTCCATAACAATTTACCTTGAGCAATCCGAAAAGGAACGCATTACAAAGTTTGCAGAAAAATCGGATATTAGCGTAGGTCAATTGGCAAGGGAGGCATTCAAGATGCGGATGGCTGGAGGAAATGACCCGTTTAACAAGGGATTTAATCAGGGTTTAAACGAGGCTATCCGTATCACCAACTCCTGCGAGGGTGCAACCATGATGTTTCCATCGGGCAAGACGTTTGCCAAAGTCGTTAGCGATGACATCGAGAAGTTCCTGAGAGAGCATAAAGATGAATGATGATGATTTGCGGAATTGTTTTGCCATGTTTATAGCCAATGGAATGATTAGCAGAGCTAGTGCATTTGATTGGAAAGAGGTTTGGGAGATGGCAGATGCAATGCTAGAGGCACGTAGGGTCAAGGAAGAGCCTCAAGGGATTGTTGCAATCAAAAAGAAGAGGAGTATGAAATGAAAGATTGGATCATGGGTTTAATTGCGGGGCTATTGATCTCTGTGGCAATCCTTTCTTTTATGGCTTTGATTGCTACTAAAGCCTGCGCTCAAACCAGTTGGGAGAACAATCCACTCAATTATAAAAACAGTCCTTATAACTTTGACAACAGTCAATACAACTATAAGAACAGTCAATATAACTGGGAGAACAGTCCTTACAACTTGGATTCCAAGAACGGCATCTACAACAACGAAGGCAACCGCATTGGCTATGAAGTACCAAACAGTCAGGGCACTCGCAACATCTACGATAACAACGGCAATAGAATAGGTTATCAAAGATGAACCGTATTGAGTTCGGAGACTGCCGTACCATCATGGAGGAATGGCACAAGCAAGGCATCACGGTGCAAACTTGTGTCACCTCCCCGCCTTACTTTGGGCTACGAGACTATGGAGTTGATGGTCAGATTGGTCTTGAGCAAACGGTCGATGAATACGTTGCGGCTATAGTGGATGTGTTTAAACGGGTTAAAGACATTCTGGCGGAGGATGGAACAGTCTGGCTAAACCTTGGCGATAGCTACTATAACTATAGGGGTGGCAAGGGTCAGGCTTTGGTCAAGCAAACCGTTTCTAATAATCTCCAAGACCTCCCGCAAGTGTGTGCTAGACGTGGGAATAAACAGGCTGGACTCAAGGAAAAAGACCTCATAGGAATCCCTTGGCGGGTCGCTTTTGCTCTGCAAGCGGATGGGTGGTATCTACGTCAGGACATCATTTGGAACAAGCCTAACCCTATGCCTGAGTCTGTGCGGGATCGTTGCACCAAGAGCCATGAGTACATCTTCTTGCTATCCAAGAACTCCAAGTATTACTTTGATAACGAGGCAATCAAAGAGCCTGTTAAAGAAGATTGGGGTACTAGGGATAGAAGTGATGGTAAGTACCACAACGAGGGATCGGGTCTTAGTCCCCATTCGGGACTAGAAAAGAGCTACGAGATGGCTAATAAGCGGTCTGTATGGACTGTGACTACCAAGCCATTTAAAGGTGCTCATTTTGCCGTATACCCGCCTGAGTTAATTGAACCCTGCGTTCTTGCAAGTACCAAAGTAGGAGACATTGTGCTAGATCCTTTTATGGGATCAGGAACTACGGCTGCCGTAGCACAGCGTTTAAACAGGCTATACCTTGGCAGCGAGCTGAACCCTGAGTACGAAGCATTACAAAAAGAAAGACTTAAACAACCATCATTGGAGCTACTATGAAAACATTATTAGAAACCCTTTGGGACTTTGCCTGCACGGTTGCCCTTTGGTTTGTACTTATTTTTGGATTTTTTATTGGGTTATTCCTGATGGGATTAACTTTTAAAGTGATTGCAAATGCGTTTATGGCGGGGTACTACTTACTATGAATATTAAACACATAGCATTGGTAACGTTTATGTTACCCACATTAGCGTTTGCAGAAGCGATAGCCACAATGCCTAACGAAGGTGGCGGCAAAATCGTGCTGACTGACGAGGTGTGTAAACATGAGGGTAAGACCTACAACAAGTTAAGCCGTGCGTATAACTACACCACATCAGGTCACAGTAGTGAGGGGTGTTTTTTTATTGAAGATGAAACGGTTGTCGTTATTTGGGACACATCCGCAGGTGTCAGACGGATGCGTTATCCAGCCGAAAACTTTACGATGGTTAAGAAGAAGCCATCTACAAGGTATGGAACATGAATACCTTTCATCAAGATCTAGAGCGTGGCAAGGCTATAGAAAGAAAAGCCTTGGAAGTGATACGTAAAAAATATCCCTGCGCTAGTTTGATTGAGGCATTTAAAGGCTACGACATATGGATACCTGAGTTGCATAAATCGGTGGAGGTGAAGTACGATCCGATGAGCAACGAAACAGGCAACATTGTGGTTGAGATTGAGATGAATGGCAAAGCCTCCGCTCTGATCACAACGACTGCGGACTACTGGCTATTCTATGATGACAACGTATTTATGCTGATCAAGCCTATGAGTATCGTGAATTGTATTTTCCAACAAAAGATGCAGTACGTTGACTTTATTGGGACTGGTGACAGATCCCCTAAGAAAGCTTTCTTAGTACCTAAAGAAGCACTTTTTAAATGTGGCAAACAACTGGAGGAGTGATGACAACATTTACAACTGAAGACCGTTTAAACGCAGAGGCTTTGAAAGATGTGTTCCAAGCCGTATCAAAGAAAGTTTCTAAGAAAACTTTGCTGAAGTCTAGCCCTAGTTACACACCCTACATGACATCTACTGGCATTCAAATAGGAAAGTATTATCAAAAGCCCAAGTACGTGGAGGAAGATACTGATATGTTAAGGCTACAGTCTTACCTTATTGGAGATCCAGCAATGCTCAAGAGGCAGTACTGGCTGAGTTTTACATACAAAATGTTGCTTGCTTTTGCGTTGTTAGTTATTTTGTTGGTGAACAAATGATCACAATTTTGCTAACTTTTTTTGCCCTGATAGGGTTTGTCGTAACGTTTTTCTTTCTTTATGTTTTATTTATCATTTATTGCGAGGACTAAATGGAAAAAGAGCCTGTACCTTTTGGCGGTTGGATTCAATATAGTGACGATACCGTTGTTAATAAGCACGACCCTGTAAACAACCCTAAGCACTACACCGCCCACCCATCGGGGGTAGAGTGCATTCAGATTACCGAGCACATGGGTTTCAATCTTGGCAACGCTATGAAATACATATGGCGGGCAGACGAGAAAAACAATGCGGTAGAAGACTTACGCAAGGCGGTTTGGTACGTCCAGCGTGAGATAGCCAAGCGCATTAAGTAACGTTTAAACATGGCGACCAAAGATGAAAAAGATCACTTTAGAAAGATTGCGGAATTCGGGTGTGCGCTCTGCTACAAGCTTGGCTACGAAGGGACTCCAGCGGAAATCCATCACATTAGACGAGGTGGCATACGAAGCAAGTCTCCTGTTATCCCGCTCTGCACGGAGCATCACCGAGGAAATTCCAGTATTCACGGATTGGGTAGAAAGTTGTTTGAGCGCACCTTTCAAACGACAGAAGAGGAACTCTTGGAAATGGTCTCAGTCAAATTCCCGCCACCAAACTAATAAGGAAATTAAATGAATTATTCAAAAGATCAATATGAAATGACTCAGGAAAGCATTGCTGAGGCAATGTTTCTCAATAAAAGTACCGTAGGTGACATTCAAAAAAGAGCACTAGAAAAGATGCGAAAAATTCTAGAAGAGCGTGGTATATCAGCAAAAGACTTGTTGGAGGACAAATGATTGAACATATAGTAAAACCGCAACACTTGGATAACGACATTGCGGTAGTCAAGATTCTTCAGCTGCTGGGGCAGCTAAGTTTAAACGACATACAATACATTTTGCAAATAACCGAAGCAGTTTATACAAAGGTGAACGAAGATGACATGGAATCTACGGCTAGTTGAGATGGTGGCAGATGACTGCCAAGATGGGCGATACATTGAACTCAGAGAGGTGTTTTACGACCAACTTGGTAAGCCTTTGGGTCACGGAAGAGCCACGTCTGGTGGCGAAACTATAAAAGAAGTCAGGCAGTATTTGACGTGGGCACTAGAGGCTTTGGATAAGCCAATATTAACTTTTGGAGATGACGATGGAGATAGCGGTCAAGATAATCAAGGAGAATAAAGATGGTTCAGCCAACGCTGAAGTTAAGTTTGACAAGCAGGGGTTGGAAGTCCTCGTCCAATGGGGTATTGTTGCTATGCTTACCAAAGCAATTGATGAGTACAAAGTTAGACCCGATGAAGCTGAAATATCTATTCAACCCAGCACTAAAAGGGCAGTTACCAAAAAAGTAACTAAGAAGACTATAAAATGATATACCTGATTGGTTATTTCTTATTAGATCATTTTGATGCTCCTAGCTGGTACTTTAATTTGTTTTGGGCAATTATTGTAGGAGAGATTTTGTTTGCTATTGTTGCTGGAATGGTTAAAGGAATCATAGAAAAATGAGTTCTAACCTCATCATCGTTACTGGCTTGATCTATGCTTACATAGCACTAGAGCAAGCCCTTAAAGGTAATATGGGGCTTGCTTGTATGTACTCTGGGTACTGTTTTGCCAATTATGGCGCTTATTTGATTGCTACCAAATGAGCTTCACTATTTATACCCATAAAGGTATAAAAGTTGTTCAATACTTCTTTAGTATGGATGAGCTTATTAAATCAATGTTGCAAAATAACAACGACTATTATCATAGAAATATGTAGTACAATTGTTGCACCGCAACATAAACTTAGGAGAAAACCATGTTTACATTTGATGAGCAATACAAGAATTTCAAACAACTAAGCGAGCGTACTAAAGAGTCTTATGAGTTTTGGTACAACGTAGTAGTGTCATCTTGGGAAGAGTTGTTTAAACCCAAGAAAAAGTAATCAGTTCCACTTAGTACCCAAAGGTTGCTTTTTGCAACCTTTTTTGTATCTCAAAGTATACAAAAAACTTACCGAACGGGAATAATGTGTGACATATGCCACATTTTTAGGCAGATCTTCCCGATAGGGAAATAACGTATATACAAAATATATACCTTTGGGTATCAAAGCTCCAAGGGATCGAAGCCCAGTTCTGTAGCTACTAAGCGGCATCGGTCTCTGAATGGCTTGCCGTGGTGTAGCCACTTGTCACCCTTTTGCCTGTAAAAGCTCATGTGGATCATTTCATGCGCCAACGTGGTCATCATTGTGTAGTAGTGCCCGCAACGACCTGATGATATGGTAACTGTATGCTCGTAGTCTTCCCCAGTATCGTATAGGTAAGTTCCCATTAGCTCTGGGTCAGCCGTAACGATAAACTCGACTTCCTCTGGTAGGGGCATTTTCCACTTGGTAAAAGGGTAGCAACAGTACAGAGAAGCGTATAAATTGCGTACCACGTCTGCGTTGAGCTTCATGTTTAAACCTTGTTAATGCAGCCACGAAATTCAAATTCGTCCTCTCCCGAAACCATAATCATTTCGGGCATCAACATCCTACCGTTTTCCCATGACAACATTACAAAACCTGACCGCCAATCAGTTGGGGCATCTTCCGTGTAATGTATGAAACAGTCGGACTTAGGGTTTGCAAGGCATCCAGTCTGCACCCCCCATCTCGTTCCATTATAGTCAGTGATCGGAAAGGTGGAGAGATTGTGCGTGTGCCCTGTAACCATATTACAGCCGCTGTTTAAACTGTTCCCCCTCGTTGCCCCAAAACCACCCTTCCAGCGGTGTTTGATTACGGTGTCCTCGTTTACCCAAAATGACCAGCACGATTTCCACATGGGAAAGTGGTCTTTAAGGGAAAACCCTAATACCCCCTCGTAAGTGGCGCTACCGTTATTTGCAAGAAATGTTTCGAAGCGGGCATCATGATTGCCCAAACACCATATTAATTCGGTGTTTTTACTGGCGGCGGCTTCAATACCGTCCATCATCAGTTTACAAGCATCAAGCTCTTCTTTGACCGTAGGTGTTTGAGACCAGTTGATTCTTTGATGTTTGCTGACCTGACTGCCGTCAAAAATATCTCCGTTGGCTACGATGGCTTTAATCTCATGTTTAAACGTCTTGATTATCAGCAGCAGGGCTTTGTATGCAGTTGTTACCTC